CTGGCCGCTAGGGAACGGATTGACGAGTGGGTCGTACAACAGGGGCGTCAGGGCAGTGAGAACCGAGGACACCGAAGCGTTCTCGGCGAGGACGGCGGTAGTCTGGAAGAAACCGCCAGCAGTGGACCGATTGGTGACCGAGTCAAGGTTGGGTCCCAGGCGCGCGTTGACTGCGCCTGAGAAAATGCCGTTGGCACCGATCTGCTGGGCGGAGTTGCCGGGAAGGGTGACTCCGTTGGGCCAAAACTGAAAGACCACGTTCGTGTTGGAAGCGGCCATCAGGATGTTAGCAGATCCCACATTGCCGACGATGGTAGTCGGGCAAGGGTAAAGGTCCTTGAACAGCGGCATCGACACTGGCCGCATGGACCGGTCGAACATGCTGCTCAACTGCTTGAGCCAGGCCTTGACGTCGGCATGGGTCTTGGCTGCACTCTTGGTGCTCAGTGGTCCGGTGGCCATGCGGAGAGTGCGAGGGAGCGGTGCTCTCTTGCTGCTCTTGCTGACCATGGCGGTCACCGGGGCTTTGTTTTTATTCGTCTTTACGACGGCTCTTTGGTTGGTCTTTCCCATGATGGATGTTCAAAAAGAAACGGATCGTGGTTGTCTTGACACAATATGAATTGTAGACGCAGGTGCACGACAAATCCCTCCCGCAAATTCGTGCAGCCGGAGTATTACCCCCCCCGGCTATTTTCCTCCCTTTTTTCCTAGGGCTTATCCGTAGTCTACCAAGCAGCACCTATCAATGAGGTCGCAGGTTAGAACGTACGGCAGCACTGTCACAGTGCGCAGCTCTTCTAGGAAACTTCGATACATGTCACCGTTTAGGTGGTACCGGATGTAAATCTCTTCAAGGGTCTCTGGCGTCGCCTCGACGATGCCTTCGACGTGTGGTCGGTAAGTTTCTTCCGCCTCCACCGCCTTGCCTGGCAATAAAGCCAGGCAGGTCCTGATGTAGTCCCCAATGATTGGGACCCAACTGTACTCAACATAACCTAATAGGGTGGCTTTAAATGCCATCAAGTTGGTGCGGTTAGGGTGGCTGGTGGTCCAGCCGAGGCGCGACAACAGGCGCCCGATCAGGGGGATCCATACTAGCCCCACGGAGGTGGTTATAAAAAACCCAGACAGATACGTCACGGCGAGGCGGTCTTGCGTGAAGCCGCCACCCATGTCATATCCAAATTGGAAAAACCAGTCCCGGAATTCATTGTGACATTTGTAGAATTTCCGGAGGCTCAACGAGCGGACGTGCTTAATGAAGCACAATATCATCATCATGGTCATGGCAGTGTTGAGGACCGTAGTCCCAGGTTCACCGCTGTTCATGCCCGCCTCAACTCTATACTTATTCCCGTAGGGGTCGACTCCCCGTGTGGTGCCTGACATGGCCCTCAAATAAATGACAACCTCTTGATGGGCTTTGAACCTCCGCGCTAAAAGTAGCATACTATTGCGGAAGTTTTCATTCATATGGGCGTCGTGGCGGTTCCCATCTCCGTAAAAATACCAAGGTTTCTCAAACCCCGGCAAATGGAAAATGGCCACGTTGTCATCGCCAGCGGCGGAAACGGTGTTTCTCCTTACGAGGGATCGCAGTACCTCGAAGTGTCGCGCCAGGATAAGTCACCCTCAGTGGACGCGACCATGAGG